GCAAATAGGTTGTAGTGTTCCCAATATCTATCGATAGCAGCATTTTGTGCAACTAGAGTTGTTAATCCTGTTCCTGCAGGTTGGTCTAATGCTTCGATAGTGATTGTTGTTCCACTAGGAGCACTTAATACTCTATATTGAGTGTTATGTCCTGCGAACGTGATTATATCTCTGATTGTAAATACGTTTGAGGCTGCAACTGTAATTGTAGTTTGACCAACTGCTTCATCAGCTGTTGTTACAGTGGTTACTGCATCGTTGTAATATGCGTTTGAACTCGCACAAGTCGAAACTTTTAATGAATTACCTTTAGCGCCTGCGTATTTTGAAATGAATTTTCCAACTGTTCCTGCCTGACCACCTGATTTAAATGTGTTAACATAGTCATCATGGTTTTTAAGTAAGGAAGAACCACTACTTGCGTTAGCAGATTTTAAACCAGTTGAGTTTATTCTTACTAATCTTAGTGATGAACCATACTTTAGGAAAGATTCTGCTGTATAGAAATCTTCTGCACCTGCATCTGTGTTTGCAGGAGCTCCAAATGTATCTACTAAGCCCTTTGAATCCGAAACTGTTATTACTTCATCAACAGGGCCCCATTGAAATGAACCAGCGAATGCACCAGTTGTTGTTGAAACTGCTGGTACAACATTTGTTAAGTCAATCTCGTTGACCTGAACGCCTGGTGATACTTGAAATGCCATACTTTTCTCCTGTTAATGTAAAAAGTTATTGTTTACTGTTTTATTTATAACAATACAGTATCTAACAACACCATATTACATTTGTCTATTATTTATGTTCCTTTAACATACCACCTATCTCCTTCGTCATCAACGAATGATGTAGCTTCAGGTGTCTGATTTCCAGTTCCAAAGATACCTGCAGGTAGTAGGTCGTTTTCTATTAGTTTTTGCTGTTCTGCGTACAAAAGGTCTTTAATTTGGTGATTCGTTACATGATGAAAGTATTCTGTTGTTACAAACCAACTGAATAATACACAATTCATTACTAAATCATCATGATACCCTTTTGCCGCTTCAAACGACATACCTTTATTTATGAATGTCATAAGTTCAGTAATAGTGTTTCTATCGCATAATGAGAGTCTATTTTCTTCCAACAACTCTTTTAACGTAGAACAACCTATTCTTTTAATTTTCTTGTTCATGGTTACACCAATATCTTCAGTTTTGGTCATACCTTGAACAAACACGTTATCATATTCTATATCGAAGTGTAGTTGTGTTGCCACCATACCACCTTCTGCATTATTCTCAATAATTACTAATGCGTTATTATAAGCACTTGCATACTTATTTATAATATCAGGAAACAGCATAGGACTTATCATACTGTTTCTATATGTTGCGACCTGTTCAAAAGGTTGTGTTGAAATATCAAATATGGTAAAGGTAGAATAGTCCATACCCCTTCCCTTTGCAACGTCAACCGTACAAACGTATGTGTGGTCATCTGCAGGTTGTTTATACATGGAGAAGTCTTCCTTACCCCATTCTGCATCTAATGCTCTCATACCCAATAAACAGTTAGAACTGATAAGTGTATTACCTGTTCCTAAGAATGAGTTACCATACTCTTGTTCAAACTGAGTTTCCGAAGTGTTTGCAATGGTTTCTTTCTTCCACTTTGCATCTCGGCCTGGAACATCGTCCCAATTAATTGTGAAAGATTTATACTCTGATTTTTCATGAACTGCACTTTCATATATCTTATAGAACATATTACCAACACCATTCGCAGTAGAAGTAATAATAACCTTAGACTCTTTACCTGATGTTACCACTGGATATGTTGCAGTATAGAACTCTTCTGCATTTTCCACGAATGCAAACTCGTCTAGGTATAGAAGGTTAATTGAAAGACCACGAATAGAACTTGAACTTGTTGCAGCTGCGACTAATTTACTATCATTTGCAAATTCTATGTTACCTTTGTTTAGAATCTTAACACCTGGCTGTAAAAAGAATGGAACAGACTCTAACATTGTTACGATACGGGCAACCATTTCTCTTGCGATTGCACCTTTGTTTGCAAGTATAGCAACAGTAACTTCAGGGTGGAATAGTAAGTACCATATTAAGTAGGCACATGAAGTGATTGATTTACCCGACTGTCTACTTGCAAGAACTACGTTGAATCTATTCTCATCGTAGTGTTTAATTAGTTTATCTTGGTATCCACGCAACTTAAAGGGAATCATACCTTCGTCAAGAGATATGATTTGGGTGTAGTTCTCAATAAAGTGTACTGGGTCTTTGGAACACTTAATGTATTCACTTAACTCTTCTTCTGTATACTGAATGTCTACTCCAGCCTTTTTAATTAGGGTATTACCAAGATACCCCTCATTTTTCGCATCAGTCATTAGTCTTTATTTTTCTTCAAGTATTTTTGCAAGTCCGAAGTACTTCCTACATATAAGTGATTGTGTTGTGTTTTTAGATTTGGGTTTTCGTTTTCTAGGTCTTTTACTTTCTTTTGTAAGTCTAGAAGTTTCTCTGCAGTATCACCAACTGTCTTTATAAGTTGTCCTGCGACCTCATATGCACGAGGGTGTTCTGTTTCTTTACATAGGTCTAATATACCATCTATTGCATCTTGTCCCCGTTCTACAAGGTGATAGAGGGTCTCACGACCATATTTGTAGTCGTTATCTACCGACTCTGCACGAGCAGGTAGTTTAACTACTTTAGTTTCTTTTTGTATATCGGTAGAAATATCTAGGATTTCATCCAATTTAGAATCAATATCTTTTGCCATAATTTAACTCGCATCTTCTGTAACATTATCTGAGTATGTAGTAGGTGTTCCATCATCATAGAAATTCACTGTTTCTGCAACTACGAAAGTGTCTTCAGGGTCAACAGACCCAACAAATTTAAGTGTAGTTTTCCTTCCAAGTGTGATTGCAGCTGATAATGTTACTGACTTCTTATCAGTAGCAATCGCACTAACTGTTGGATTCGTTGCATTACCTGTATCGAACACTTCGTCTCCAACACTTATAGAACTATTTATTGCAGTATCAAAGGTTACTGTTGTGCCCGAACTTTGTGAGTTTGCAACTTCTCCGAATGCAGGTTCATAGTGTTTAACTTCTTTCACTAGTCCTGATTCTGTTATCTGCGTGGTTGAGAACCCTTTAGTTACATCAGGATTAATGTATGTTCTCTCAATAACGTTCTTAATAATCTTACCATTGTAGATTGGCCCGAAGAAGTATATTTTCATATCAAAGGTAAGTGTATGTTCTATAACCCTTCTTTCTGTAAAGTCTCCTTCATATGTATCTGTCATTTCTACACCTGTAAGTGTAATTGGTACGTCTCTAACTTCACTCATGTCGTCTATTATTTTCATAGACACCGTATATTCAGGTTGGAAATAAGGAAGTATCTGTTCTACAATTTGAAGTCCGTCATTAGCTTGTTTTGCGAGAACACTAAGTGTAAAACTTATTGTATAAGGCGCTGGTGCGTATTGAAATCCCCGATTAGATTTATCTGCGTTTAGTCCACCTTTTTCTGTTCGGATTAGTTTATTTTGTTGTCTATCTGCATCATACTGGAATCCCGTGATTTCAAATGCAAGTCTAGGTAGACTGATTGCACTTCTATTGTTATCACTTAGATTAGATTCTTCATTAAGTCTCGCTAACCACTTTGCTTTTGGCCCATATGATATAGGAACTATCTGTTGTGCAAGAACCGTCCCGTCTGCTTTAGTCTTTTTAATCGTGATATTATTAAAGAGTGTACCAAAGATAGACACACTTCTCTTAATAGTTTCATGATAGAAATGAGTTCCAAACATTATGCATTCGCCTCTATGTAATCTTTCACGTCTTTAACTGTATGAAGGTTTTCTGCATCTTCGTCATAGATTTCTATATCATACTCTTCTTCTAATTGCATAACAATTTCAACAATATTAAGTGAGTCTGCACCCAAGTCTTTAACTAAGTTTGAATCGTCTTGTACTGTGTCTTGGTCGCAACCAATTACTTCTGAAATTATTTTTTCTATCATATTATGTTACCTCACCAAATGGGTTTGTCTCTGAGAAATCTAAATAATTGTCTGCCTTAGTCTCAAAGTCTAAGTTATCTGCAGAACCGTCATTACCGAAAGTCATAACATCTACGATACTTGCAATAGAGTGTGATGCACTTCCGTCTGCACCGACAAGTGTATCTCCAACAACAAGTGTCTTAGTGTTATCTCTAATTCTTAAGTTTCTAGTTGTAGGATTCCAAGAGACAACTTCTCCTACTACAACTGAACTCAATGTAACATTCTCGTTTGCAACATAATCTCCTGAACCACCAGCAGCCATTGTCATATCAATGTAGTATGCTTGTTCATCTTCAATAAGGTCAATATCTGTAACATTGGTATCGAAATCTTCTCCTGAGTATTCGAACAATTCACACTGTAATTTAAACACAAAGAGTTTACCAACCTGATAGAATGGATTCTCATGTTCTACGAATTTAATTTCAAACATAGAACCTGACATAGGTAAGTGTATTAAATCACCTTCGTTAGGTCTTAATGATGTTGCGAGGTTAGAATCTAAAGATATGAATCTTTCCCAACTTCTTAATGATATTACAAAGGTTGCAGTATCCCTAACTGAGACACCAAACTTAGACATTAAGTCTCCTTCACCTTCGAATCCTTCTACATTCTCAATGTACATTTCAACCGAATATGCATCACCAAATCTTGACTGAACGTCTTCATTTAATATGGTATCTTCTTCAACTATTTGTCTAGGTAGGTAGAATGTCTCATGGCCATACATTCGTAAAGATTCAACAACCAAATCTTCATAAAGATGTTGTTCGGTATTTACTGCGTGGTTGAAAAATACGTTAGTCGCCATGACTCTATCCCATCATGTCCATAACAGGCATTTCGTAATTTAACCTTGATTCTTCCTCTAGTTTTGTAATTTCTTCGTTTGCTTCAGTCATCATACGTTCTGCATCTAGAGTTACACCGCCTGGTAGTGCAATACCACCAAACTTAGAAAGGTTTTGACCCCATTGATATTTAACTTTTTGGGTTGCATATTTCTTTAACCACATATCGTTATAGACATCTGTCATATCATTTGGGTCTATTTTCCTGTAACATTCTATAATTATCCACTCGTCTTTAGCGAGTTTTTCTGCATTATAGTCAATATATAATCTATTAGAATGCATATTATATCTTATTGGTATTTGACCCACCAACATTTGATTTAATAATGCAAGGTGTGATTGTACTTGTGAGTAGTACATAACACTTGTAGAAGTTAAATCCCACAAGTCATTCAATCTAAGTTGATATTGTAAATCAAACATATTAGATTGTGTTCCCGAACTAAACGGAAAAATGTTAATAACTGAAAGAACGTGTTCAGGTAGTGTTATATAATTCTTAGCTTCCCCGTAAGTTTGACCTGATATTGCTTGTGTTCCAGTAGTTGCGGCCGAGTGTGCTTCATTTGTCTTAAATGAATCTATCTCTGCTTGAGTAAGTTGGTGTTTTAAATAACACTTAATAGACCCATCGTAGTGAAATTCACGGAAGTATTGTAATGCTTCATCGACCCTATCGTCTAATTGGTCGTCATCTACGTTAATTTCAACAACAGGAGCACCTAACGCTCGTTTAATGTAATCTTTGAATGTTGCTTTTGTATTAGGTGATGCCATAATAGTTTTCCAGTAGTAATAATCTTAACTATTACTATTTATACCATTTTGGAACCTATTCTTGGAA